TGATAATAGACTTAGTTTGAACTTCAGTATGGACTTTTATTCCACTACTGAGGGCTGGTGGCTAAACTTGATGGTGTTAGCCTCACTAGTGATTTTCGTTTTGGTAGACCTAGGTGGTTTAGGTCTACTAATTAAACTTTTATCACTCGTGCACGGTTCATTAAATCGTAGCAGGGTGGCTGCTGCGTCGCCTAATGGCGGTCCCACGGGACAACTAAGGGGTCACCACTTAGATCCCCCATCTTCAAGTGATGAAGGAGGTGGAAATTCTACAGGTATGAGTATCAGGCGAACTCGCAGGGGTACGCGTGGGACCGGCAGGCCCATTCAGCGTAGAACTGTGGCAAGTTGCAGCTTATGGGACTATGCTTGTAGGAGGTTGTACGAACCTGAGTTCCGCGCCACTCGCGGGTCTCTCAAGGAACTAAGGGACGAGTTGATTGCTCGTCACAAACGTGATGGTTGCGTCATCGTTATGAACGATGGCCTAATCATTAATCTGGACCCTGATATGGGTTACGCCCTGGTTATGCCTTGGCTCGCACAAACTATTAATCTTAATAATAGTGCTGTAGCCGTGATAATCGAGGAACGTGACTTGGATCGGAAGAAGGCTTATTACGCGATGTGGCAAGAGCAGATGCTCGTTGAGGGTAATTTGGTTCGGTTACCCTTTTGGCGCCGGGTGTTATTGAGGATTGGGCATTATCTTGTTCAGCAGGGATCCTCAGCCCGGTTGCCACCTATAGAATGAGCCAGCGTGGCAGTGAGACCCCTTACCTGTTATGATCGACATCAACCGATAGAGCACACTTGTAATAGTAGTTGCTCCGGTTCTCAAATGGTCATAACAAGGGGGGAGGAACTGTTACGCTGGAGATGTGGCGTTCGTGGTACTTACTTGGTCAGCCCTAGATTTGTTTTTTCAAATATTAGGGAGGATTGGGTTTGGTTTTACCCTGGTCCTTGTTGGCACAATGTATTTAGTGCCCTCAATGGCCGGGTCGGTAAACATGTACCGGTTCGCGATAAGGAACGCGTCCATGCTCTTCGCATGCTCGCTAGTACTTTGGCGAAAGAATGTAAGGCGGAAACGCAAAGTTATACGAGCGTTTATCGTCACTACGGTGCTGCAAAACGCGCTCGCTACGAGCGCGCTCATCGCCACTTGATGCAAAGAGATCATTTGGTGACACGTCGCGACAGTCGGGTTAGTATGTTTGTCAAAATGGAAGCTTATCGCTTGCAGGCTCACAAACCCTTTCCAGATTGTCGTGCGATTCAGTTCAGGTCCTTCGAGTATACGCTTAAGCTCGCTTCGATGATAAAAGGCCCTGAACACAGGTTGTATGCACTCAGAGATGTCCCAGGGTT